CTCAACAAAAAGGGCATCATGCGGGGATTCCATGTGGTTGACCAGGCTCGATTCAAAGAGTGGCTCAATCATCCTGACAACCGCGCATTCCGCACCCGTCCAGGGAGGGTCTAATGGCTATCTCCACCTATTCCGATCTCAAGACCTCGGTGGCGAACTACCTCGCCAGGTCTGATCTGACGAGTCAGATTCCTGACTTCATCACATTCGCGGAGAACCGTCTTCGACGGGACTTGCGGATTCGCCAGATGTCAAAGTTGGTCTATGCGACGACCACGGCCAATGTTGCCACGGTCTCGCTGCCGAATGACTTTCTTGAGATTCGTGATCTGCACTTGAACACGACTCCGGTAAGGGCGCTTGAGTACCTTTCCCCAAACATCTTTTATCGCAATGCCGATGTGACGACGGTTGGAGTTCCGGCAAAGTACACCGTACTAGCAGATGACTTCCAGTTTGCCAAAATCCCTGACGATGCTTATCAGGTTCGGATGCTGTACTACGCAGCCCCGGCCTATCTGAGCGATACGAACACCTCAAATGCGTTCTTGGCGAACTGCCCTGATGCGCTGCTTTACGCTGCTTTGGGTGAGGCAGAGCCTTATCTGATGAATGATGAGCGTCTTGCGACCTGGGCGGCTCTGTATCAGAGGGCAATTGACTCTATCAATGCTTCCGATGATCGGGGAGAATACGCAGGTGTTCCTCTCACCATGACTTTGGCTAGGAGATAAAAATGGCTGAAATGTCGAATTTCTTAGAGAACGCGCTTGTAAACGCGACTCTCCGCAACACTTCTTACACGAGTCCCACCACGGTTTTTGTGGCGCTATACACCACAGACCCGACTGATGCGGATACGGGTACTGAAGTGAGTGGCAACGGATACGCCCGTCAAAGCGTGACCTTCTCCGCTCCCTCGAACGGTGCGACCTCCAACTCTGCGGCTGTGGAGTTCCCGCAAGCCACGGGTTCGTGGGGTACGGTGGCGTATATCGGGCTGCGTGATGCTTCTTCTGGTGGTAATCTGCTGTATCACACCGCTTTGGATGCGTCCAAGACCATCGCTACTGGTGATGTGTTCCGCATCTCTGCTGGGTCGCTGTCTGTCACCTTGACGTAATGGCCGATCTCTACCCACCGTGGACAATAGACTCCCTTGATAACCTCAAGGCGAGTCTAGATGACCTCACGCTAACGCTTGATTCTCCGCTTTACATCACAAGCGTTACCCGGTGGGATGCCGCTGGTGTTGTCACGGCGTCGGCGAGTGTTACGGCAAACGGAATACTGGTTCAAAACGCTGCTGCTGCAATAACAGCGTCTGCGAGTGTTTCCGCATCTGCTCAATTGGTGCAGAGTGGGTCGGCATCCATCACGGCATCTGGGACTTGCGAGGCAAACGCTCAGATCGTGATTCCGGGCGCAGCATCGATTACTTGTTCGGCAACCGTCACCGCTAATGGCGGGATGACATACGACGGGTCTTGCTCAATTACGGCAAGTGCAGCGGTTTCATGTAATGCCAACATCACCGCTGGTGGCGCGGCATCAATCACCGCTTCAGCGACTGTGACCTGTGACGCATCAGAGCAGGGCGAGGAATGGGCAGATGTGACGCTGCCCAACTTCAACTGGACAAACGTGACACTCCCAACGAATACATGGAGTCTCGCTTAAGGGGAGCGACATGGCAGAAACAAAAATTGTGTTCGGTGAGTGGCTCCCAGATCAGCCTGGTGTGTCAGGTGCGCTCCAGGCCGCATACAACGTCTATCCTCAACAGGTTGGGTATGGGCCGATTCCTTCATTGGCGAACTACTCCAACAATGCTTCCGAGAACCTGACCGCTGTTTACTCTGGAAAGATCAGCAGCACATCGACTCTTTTCGCTGGCGGTGCTTCTAAGCTGTTCAAGTACGACTCTGCCACTCGAAACCTGACCGATGTGTCAAAGGTCGGTGGATACACGGGTACTGGAAAGTGGAAGTTTGTCCAGTTTGGTGATGTGCTTCTCGCGACGAACAACTCGCAGAAGATTCAGTCATTCACCCTGAACTCGGGAACTGCATTCGCTGATGTGGCCGCGTCTGCTCCAATTGCCGAGTACATCACGGTGGTTCGTGACTTTGTGGTCGCGGCAAACATCGCCTCTTATCCGAACCGAGTCCAATGGTCTGACATCAACGATGAGACAGATTGGACTTCTGGTGGGGCATCTCAGTCGGACTTCCAGGACATTCCTGATGGTGGGGATATTCAGGGGATAACTGGTGGAGAGTTTGGGCTTGTCCTTCTAGAGAAGTCCATCGTTCGGATGAGCTATGTTGGCTCGCCGCTTTATTTCCAGTTCGACACCATCTCTCGTGAGATCGGGTGCTATGAGCCTGGATCGGTCTGTCAGTACGGGAACATGACATTCTTCCTGTCTGATGACGGGTTCTATATGTGTGACGGCCAGAGAGTAACGCCGATTGGTGCTGAGAAGGTAGATCGCTGGTTCTGGGATGATCTTGAGCCTGCTTACAACAACTTCAGCTCTGCGGTTGACCCGATCAAGAAGGTTGTGATCTGGTGCTATCAAAACACCACGGGTGGGAACTCGCTTCTCATTTACAACTGGCAACTCGGAAGATGGTCTTACGGAGCAACAGCGGCAAGTTACATTGCTTCTGCGGCCACATCATCCACAAGTCTTGAGGGATTGGACTCGTTCTCTGCCTCACTTGATGCGCTTACCGTTTCCCTTGACTCACGGCAATGGTTGGGCGGGAAATTGATTTTTGCTGGTGCATCTGGGGCTAGGATCGTGACCTTTGAAGGTTCTCCAATGTCTGCATTCATTGAGACTGGCGACCTTAGCGCAAGCGCAAGCCTCATCACTCTAGCCCGTCCACAGATCGACAATGGCTCTGCGACTGTAGCGGTTGCCTCTCGTGAGATGCTGGACGACACGATCACTTACTCAACGGCTGTAGCCGCGAGTAATGAGAACCGAGTCTCCCTCAGAAGCTCTGGCAAATACCACCGGATCAAGGTTGTTCCTACGGGTAACTGGACAACGATGGCCGGGGTTGATGTGAACATCGTCGGGAGGGGCCGTCGATGATGTTTCGTGTTCTCCCCCCGTTTGGCGCTGATCCTCGAGGTATTTCCGAGGTAGTCAATGGGTTGATGAATGGCAAGTCCAACAACACTGGGACTGTCACTCTCGCCACGGGTGGGGCATTGACCACGACTCTTTACGACGAGCGGATTAGCACGGACACGAAGATCGTTCTTCTCCCGTTCTCTGCTGCGGCATTTGCCGATCAACTCCCTTTCGGGGCGTTTCAAGACACAACCGATCAGACTGCGGCATCGACTACAGCGGCGTATGCGGTCACCCTGAACACGACTGATTACTCAAACGGGATTACGGTCTCCAACAGTTCTCGGGTCAACTTCAAGAACCCTGGGACGTACAACATCCAGTTTTCGCTCCAATTCGCTAACGCCGACTCACAGATTCAGGACGTGGACATTTGGTTCAGGAAGAACGGAACCGATGTGGCCGGGAGTAACAGTCGGTACTCAATCCCGAATAAGCATGGCAGCATCAACGGCCATCTGATCGCGGCTCTGAATTACTTTATTGAGTTGGTGGCGAATGACTACATGGAGATCATGTGGGCGACAACCTCGACATTGGTGACGCTTGAACAGCTCCCAACTCAGACAAGCCCCACCCGTCCGGCGACTCCTAGCGCAATCGTGACGGCTCAATGTGTGTCAATGGCGAGCATTGCAAATGTGTACGTTTCATCGCAGACTCAGGGATCGGCAACTATCAGCCATTACGCTAATTCCACAGCCGATAAGACCTTTGCTTACATTTTGGTGGGATGATGGAAGCACGATTGATTTCCCCCAACGATCTGCGACAATGGTGGCGATTCGTCAGACCAGGGCTGGAGATGATTCTCCACAAGACCCCGGAACATTGGATACCCGAGGATGTCTACACAGACTGTTTTAACGGGAAATCAATGCTCTGGGTCGGCCTGGTAGACGCAAGGCCAGTCGGGTTCATGGTTCTCCAGCCCAAAGGCACAGCACTTCATGTGTGGTGTGCATACCTCTCCGAAGTCGGGTACTTCGATGCAGGCTGGCAGCATCTCTTGAACATTGCTCAACACGGTGATGCGAAACGCCTCACTTTTGAATCTTGGCGACCTGGTTGGGCCAGAAAAGCCAAACAACTAGGTTTTAAGCCCCGCTCGTGGGCGCTGGAGGTCTAAATGGCTGGCGGTGGAAATACAGTAACAAGGACAGAGCTTGATCCGAATATCGCGCCTTATGTCACTTACGGGTTGAGTGAGGCGCAGCAGCTCTATCGCTCTCCAACACCTCAGTATTATCCCGGACAGACCTTTACTGGGCCGTCTGCACAGACTCAGCAGAGTTTGGCCGCGCTTCAGCAGAGGGCCGTGATGGGTTCTCCGCTTGTCCCTGCCGCTCAAAGAACGGCTTACGGGATGCTTTCGGCTCAGAACCCTGCTCTTGGTGCGTATCAGCAGCTCTACAACACGGCTTCTCGTGATCCGTCTTTGGGGTTTTATGAGGCTCTGCGCGAGGGCGAGTTTGTAAATCCGGCGATCCAAGGGACGCAGGCGACTGCTTCTGGGCAGTTTTTGGGCTTGAACCCGTTTTTCTCTCAAGCCTTTGATCCTGCCGCTCAACGCGCCCAACAGCAGTACATGGACACGATCCGTCAGGTTCAGTCCACCGCTTCTAGAGCTGGTCGGTATGGCTCTGGGGCCGCTCAGGAGCTTCAGGATCGGGCTGCGGGTCAGTTTGCCCAGGCATTGACTGGAACGGCAGGACAGTTGGCATACCAAGGCTATGGAATGGAGCGTGGTCTTCAGGAGCAGGCTCGCCAACAACTCGCCGGGTTGGGTCAGCAGGCACTTACCAATCGTTTGGCTGGTGCTGGAGCATTGGGAACTGAGGCACAACAAGCCTTCCAAAACCAAATGGCTGCTGCTGGCGGTGTTGGAACTCTAGCGGCACAAGACTTGGCTCGCCAGATGAGTGCGGCCCAACTCGCTCCTGCTTTAGCAGAGACCGACTACCGCGACATCAATATGCTTCTTCAGGCGGGTCAAGCTGCCGAGCAGTATCAACAGCAAGCACTTGAGGCAGACATCCAGAGATTCAACTTCCTTCAGAATCTTCCTGCTGCGAAACTTCAGCAATTCCTGTCGGCGGCTTATGGCTCACCGATGGGCGGGATTCAGGTCAGTCCGACCTATCGTAATCCCTTAGCTGGTGCGGCTGGTGGGGCTATTCTTGGTCAGGTTCTTGGCGGCGGTTCTACTGGTACTGCTGCCGGGGCGCTCCTTGGAGGACTACTGGGATGAGCGGAGCAGAGCCAATCATCGCGGCTGAGGCTGCGGCTGCTATCGGTGCAACTGAGGCGGCTGCTGCTACTGCGGCGGCGGCTGAGGCTGCTGCGGCAACGGCTGCGGCTGCTGAGGCTGCTACTGCGATGCAGGCGGCACAAACTGCTGCGACTGCTGCGAACACCGCTAGTCCCTTCCTTACTGGTGGGATTGAACAAGCCGCTGCTGAGGGGATGAGGAATTTTGCAACTCAGTCAATGGCTGGGCTTTCTGTTCCTGGCGCACCAGGGTTTGTACCACCTGGGCCTTACGAATTGGCTGGCGGTAGCCTGATGCCTGGGGTAAACCCTGCTTTGATTGCTCCGAATGTTGGCAAGGCTGCTACTGGTTTGACGATGATGCAAGGACTCCAGGCAGCTCGAGCAATTGGTTCTATGGGGCCGAAGCAGCAAACCACGGTAGGGATGCAGATGCGCCGTGGACAACCTGTGAATTTGATGCAGCCTGCTTCACTCTTAGAGCAGAAGAGAAAGCGCAATCCGATCATTTCTCTGCTGTGAGGTAAATATGGACGAACTACTCGCACGGCTTTTCGGGAATCAACCCTCCTTCGCGCCTCAGTTGCTGGGAGAGGATCAGGCCCGACTCCTTCAGCAGCAGGCGCAGCAGTCTGGGCTTTTGAATGTTGGTCTCTCACTTCTGGCGGGTGCTGGCCCTAGCCCCCAGCGTCGCGGTGTGGGCGAGCTTCTCGCGCAGGGTGTAATGGCTGGTCAGCAGGCATATGCAGGAGCCTACGACAAAGCCGTTCGGGAGAGAATGCTCCAGGAGCAACTGGCAGAGCGTCAGCAGGCTCGAGCAGAGCAGCAAGCCGCACAAGCCCTTTTGCCGCAGATTCTGCGTCCTGGCGCTCAAACAGCAACTTTCTACGGACAGCCAGCGCAAGGCGGCATCCGTGATGAGGAAGGAAATCTGTTCCCTGGCGTAGAGATGCGAGTCGGTCAACCTCAGATCGACATGAACACGCTTCAGCGGCTTCTGACGCAAGCCCCGAATGTGGCAGCAAAGGTTCTGCCTACTGTTGAGGCTCTTGAGAAACGATTAGCCCCGGAAACCCGTGAGGTTGGTGGTGTTCTGTATGAAAAGCGAGAGGGGACTTGGACGCCAGTTGCTGGTACGCAGAAACGGAACACTGTAACCGTTGGAAATCGAGTTCTTGATGCCAACACGATGCAAGTCTTGTTTACTGCTCCTGATGCTCCAGCCGCATCAATCA